CGGGGGTCTCCATGTCCGCTTAATCGCGGTCGTGGATCTACGTACTGATCATAGCTCAGAGCCTTACCCCAGTATCACATAGCAGGGTCACTCCTGCGAGTAAACTGAGTAAGGTGGTGGTTGTTCCACCAGCTATGGAACCTTGTACGTAGGAATAGCACATCGTCATGTGCCTCTATCTAGCAGCTTCACAGCTGCGGGGCCCGAAAGGCCCTCGCCGATCTGCCTAGGACCAGCCCAGTGATGGGTGTCCCCTATGGCAGGTTAAAACAGGCGGAAGTGAATCGGTCCAATCTCTCTAAAGGTGTACTTTTGGCTACGTTGACCCGACCCAACATTGAGTTGAGGCTGGCCCCCAGCAAACTAACCTACGCCCGTTCCAACGGGAGTAGCTACGCCGACTGGGGTAACCGAGCGCAGTACTACGTCAAGGAGACGAGTACTGGGGTCCGGCGACGGAAACCGAGCGGATGGTTAAATCCGACCGCGTACACCTTTGAACGGACCGAGATCAGCAGCCCTGCAAGTAGTACCAAATACATGCCCAGTGGTTATCCCACATCAAATGGGCAATGGTATGTTGGACCTTGCTATGCTGTCCCTGGAGATGCTAGTGCGCGTGATTACGCGCAGAACATCTTTAACAGGGCCTATCACGAGTTCTCCTATAGGGGTGATGATGGTTTGCGAAACGCAGCTTTAATAGCTGCACGTAACAGACTTAAGTCGACCTCCGTGGATCTCGGCATAGCGTTCGCGGAGCGAAAGCAAACCGAACGTTTGATAGTTGATAACCTCACCAGGGTGCGCAAGTCATTCCAAGCGTTGCGTCGGGGTCAGCCCCGTCGCGCGATGGATGAACTGGGCATTACCTCAAAGAAGCGCGAGCCGAGGGGTAGTAATGTCCCTCAGAAGTGGCTTGAGCTTCAATATGGTGTCAAGCCGTTACTATCCGATATATACGGATCTTGCGACTCGTTAGCAACGAGGAGCAAGGATGACTGGAGAGTCACAGCAACGGCCACTAGGTCCTCTACCGGTTACTACAGTGCCAACATGAATGGAGGCACTGCATACTGGAATGAGGGTCTAGTCTCTGCGGTGGTGCGGAAGTCCGTGTATACACGGATCGATGCATTGCCGGAAAGCGAGATCCTTATCTCGTTGAGTTCCTTAGGGCTCCTTAACCCGCTATCCATAGCGTGGGAGAGAACCTATCTGTCGTTTGTTGTCGATTGGGCTTACCCTCTCGGCTCCTTCTTTGACAGTCTCGATGCCATGCTCGGCTATAGCACGGGTGCCTACTCATCAAGTCTACTCGTGAGAGTCGACTCTGAGTTTAAAGGCAACCCAAGCTGGTCGGGCGGCGGCAGAAAGTCTGAAAATAAGGCTACAGGTAGGCTGAGGTTCGTGTACTTGGATAGACAGGTGTCTAGTTCAGTACCCGTTCCTCGGTTACCGAGTTTCAAAGATCCTCGGTCCCTAGGGCATGTGGCTAACGCGCTGGCCTTGCTAGCTGGTGCGTTCGGTCGCAAAGGGCGTTGAGCCCTTTTAAGTCTGTGTTTCCACAAACAAAACCGCTACGTTTGTAGCAAGGAGCATGAAATGCCCCAAATCGCAGCTCTGACCATTAATGATGGTCTCGCCTCCCCTGTTGCTCACACCTTTTCGCCGGTCACCACGACCGGTGCGAAGGCCAAGTGGGCTGACAGGAGTCCTACGATCCCGGCGGGGTATCGAACCATCTCTCATGAGATGGCCGAGCCCAATGGGAGCCGGACTGTGAACAAGATCACGATGGGGTACATGGTACCTACTGTCGCGACCGTGAACGCAGTTGACACCGTTGTCCGGTACAACAGTGCCAAGTTGGAATTCAACTTGCACCCGGAGAGCACGCTTCAGGACCGAAAGGACATCCTCGCCTACGTGGCTAACAGCCTCGGTGTGGCGGCGGTGAAGACTTCGGTGGAAAACCTCGAGCCGTTCTGGTAACAGGGTGAGCTATGAAGCACATTCCTGTCAACCGTTGGACTTTGGGCCTGACAGTCCTTATCGCCGTAGTGTTCGGAAGCGACTTCGTCGCCCCGATCTTGAAAGCAATTGGGATCCTGTCAGCCCCTTACGTGCCAGCGATCTAGACGACTTAGGCCTGGACGTTAGAGATGTCGGGGACCTCAATCCCGACTATTGAAGACGTCCCGTAGCGGGTCACATGATCCGCTACGTCCCTCCTTACAAGGAGCCATATATGACACTTAAGAGTGACATCCGTGCTAAGGGTCGGCGACGAGCCGACCCCAACGCTTCTCTGGGCTTTTCGAACGAGAAGTTCATCGCGCTCTTATCCCAGCTGACGGGTGTCCAACCCGTTGGTGAATTGGGACGAGAAACTCCTCTGGACCTCACAAGTCTGGAGGCTGCGCGTGCGACGCTATTGTTTAGAGAGCTTTACTCTAAGTACGACGACGGCTTGCCGTCGGAGAGCAAAGAGCGGACCACCTGGGAGCGATTCCAGATGGCGGAGGAGATGTGTCGTCAGACCAACCTACGGTTCTATGAAGTTGCCAACCGTGACCCCTTCTGGGTGAACGTGAGGCGACGGATTTGGACCGTTCTAGGAAAGTTTGACTGGGACGAGGCATCTAAAGGCTTTGGTCATGGGCCGGGGGGTACAACCCGTCTGCCCAAGGCTAAGTCCGCGGCTGCTTATAAGTACTCGGGTAAACCCGAGAGCACGTCCGGGAACGCTGTCCTTGCGAGCTGCGCGATTGCGCAGGTCCCACTCTGGACTCAGAGTGTCCTCAAGTGTGAGGATGGGGACCTCGATGAATGGCCTGAGGATATACGTGAAGATGTCCGTGCAGAGCTCTCTGACCGTGAGGTCATGCTTCGCACAGTAGAAGACATCCGACGTAGAGGCCTCGTCATCGTCGATGGTAACAGCGTCATTACCGTACCGAAGAGCTACAAGACGCACCGTACTATCGCTAAAGAGCCCTGTATGAATGTTTACATTCAGAAAGGCATCGGGCGAGCAATACGGAAGCGGCTTTACTCCGTAGGGGTCAACTTAGATGACCAAACAAGGAACCAGCGCGGCGCCCTTCAAGGGAGCCTAACTGGAGAGCTAGCTACCGTGGACCTTTCCATGGCTAGCGACACTCTATCCTATGAGGTTGTCTCGTGGCTTCTACCTAACGACTGGTGGTTTGCACTTGAGCAGTGTAGATCTCCTGTTGGGGCTCTTCCTTCTGGTGAGAAAATAAATTACCAGAAGTTCTCGTCGATGGGGAACGGTTACACCTTTGAACTTGAATCGCTGATCTTTTGGGCGATTTGTCAGCAGGTGTGCTGTCCTGACGTTAACGAGAGGGAGATGTCGATATGTGTCTATGGGGACGACTTAATTGTTCCCAGTATACACTTTGAGGCCCTAGTGAGTAAACTTCGCGAAGCAGGGTTCGAACCCAACTCCAAGAAGTCCTTCTCGACAGGCCTTTTCCGCGAGAGCTGCGGTAAGCAGTACTACGCGGGATTCGACATTACGCCGTTCTACGTTAGGAGAGAGGTGAAACACCTCGACCGTTTGTTCCTCGTCCATAACAACGTTTACCGTTGGGGCGACCGAACAGGCGTTGACGTAAGTGACATCTGCGCTTCCCTGCGCAGACTAGCTCCGTCCTCTTGGCGTGACCCCAGACTACCAGACGGGTTCGGCGATGGTGCCTTTATTGGCGCCGTCGATGAGCTCCGAATGGACTCCCATCCACATGGTTGGGAGTATTGGCAAGTTAGTGCCCTAGCTCAGTCCTCGATTGAGCTCGAAGGCGACTTGCCGGTTGGTCAGCTGGTTGCGTCCTTGTACGCGACCGAAGCAAGATCGAAGCTCCTAAGTAGGTCCCTCGTAACCCGCTTGCGGGTGATGAGAAGGAAGGTGAGCCGTAAAAGCTACGCGGTACCCAGAAGCCGGCACTATGCCGGCCATGGAGAAGCGTCCAGCTACTGTCCGGAATGGGCAGTCGACACCGACCTTGAGTTTCCTAACTTAGAAGAGACGATCTCTGGGCTGCCCGTAAGGGCAGGGCGGTTTAAGGAGATTAAAATCCTTATTCCACGGTACCCAGGCTAGCGCAAGCTAGTCTTTTGGTGGGTTTTCA